TGTGATGGACAAAGCATTGTCTTTCCGTCAAAACTATCGTGACGACCCTGAGTTTAAAAAGGAAGTTAACATTGCGATTGACGGTTTTGGTAGTGCTGATGAATACCTAGATAGCGACATGGTTGAGTTGTTAGAGTTTTGGGGTGATATCTATGACCCTGACACGAAGCAGCTTTTACGCAACCAGTTAGTTACAATTATCGACAGAAAGTGGATTTTACGTAAACAGCCCAACCCATTGTGGACTGGTCACAAGCCTATGTACCATTGTGGGTGGCGCTTACGTACAGACAACCTTTGGGCACAAGGGCCTTTAGATCAATTGGTTGGTATGCAATATCGTATTGACCATTTGGAGAACTTAAAGGCTGACGTGTTTGACCTTATTGCCTATCCAATTATGAAGGTAAAAGGCACTACTGTTGAAGAGTTTGAATACGAACCCGGTGCTACAGTGTTTACTGGTGATGAAGGTGACGTAGAGTTCTTACGACCTGATGCAACAGCTTTACAAGCAGACCTACAGATTAATGAGCTTATGGGACGCATGGAAGAGCTTGCAGGAGCGCCTAAACAGGCTATGGGTATACGTACCCCCGGGGAGAAGACAAAATACGAAGTACAGAGCCTAGAAAACGCTGCAGGACGTATCTTCCAAAGCAAGGTGAGCTGGTTTGAGCGTAACATCTTAGAACCGTTATTAAACGGCATGTTAGCAGAATCAATTCGTAACTTTGAAGGTGTTGAACGTATTCGTGCTGTGGATGAAGATTTTGGTAATGAAATTTACGTTGAAGTTACTAAAACCGACTTAACAGCTGCTGGTAAACTCTATCCAATTGGTGCACGTCACTTTGGTGAGCAAGCACGATTTGTACAAGAGTTGTCACAAACCATGTCTGCTATTGCTGCTATGCCTACGGTTGCTGCACACATTTCTGGTAAGGCAATTGCCAAAGCATTGGAAGAAAACCTTGGTTGGCAGAACTATAAGATTGTCCAAGACAACGTTGCAATCTTTGAACAAGCTGACACACAACGCTTGGTAAACCAAGTATCTGAAGATGTACAGACAGAAGCTGCCGTAAGTCCTGAAGGCCCTATGCCTCAGGGTATTGACAATATGCAATAATTAGTGTATTATATATAATAATATATATAAATATAATGTATTAATATATTATTAATATATATATATATAATATAAAGGTATATATAATGAATAAACTATTATTAAATAATAAACCTAAAGATAGTAGTAATGAAGAGTTTATTAAAGCATGGAATAACAGCACGTATGTGATGGAGGCCCTATGTAAAACTCTTCAGTCTGTCAAGGATGATATTGGCAGCATTAAAAAGGATGATTTTGACTGCCCCAATCATTATGCTAAATTAGCGTATAACATGGGGCAGATTAAAATGATTGATTTAGTTATCTCAATGTTGCCAGATGGCGCAAAAGGGTAACATTTTTAAAACAGGTGTCTCTAAGGCACTCAACTTTTAGGAGAACGCATTGACCGATGCAACCATTTTCGGTGGTACTGGTGACAACCAAACTACCAATCAACCAGCAGCGACAACTGATGGTACGTTATTCACTGCATTAGTAGGTGAATCACAAAAATATAAAACACCAGAAGACTTGGCTAAAGCGTATACGAATGCTGACCAGTTTATTGAAACCTTGAAAGAGGAAAACCGTAAACTACGTGAGCAAGCGGCAGCAGCTAAAACCATTGACGAGGTGTTAGAACGTATGTCAAAACAAAGCGTCGCACCAGAGAACGACAATCCTCCTGTTCAGGGGTTTAAGCCTGAAGATGTGCAACAGCTTGTAGAGAAGACGTTAGAGAGTCGAGATGCAGCTAGCCGTAAAAAGGCTAACCTAGACTTAGCTGACAAACTAATGAAAGAGAAGTTTGGCGGTAAAGCAGGTGAGATTTTCCAACAACGTGCAAATAGCCCAGAGAAGGTTAAGGCACTTATGGAATTAGCAGCTATTGACCCAACTGAATTTGTTACATTGTTTACTGCAGGTACTAACGTACAAGCCAATACAATGGACACAAGCTCAGTGAATACAACTTCAGTACCTTCTTCTGGAGGTGATCGTAGTAATGTTGAGGGCACTAAAGAATGGGCCGCTAAGGTTCGTAAAGAAAATCCTTCAATGTACTGGTCACAAGAATTCCAGCATAAGTTACAACAAACTGTTTCTAAAAACCCCGCCCTATATTTTGGGCAATAATAAAGGATAAATCATGGCTGGTATTGATTCCGCAAAAGTAAATGAACATTTAGTCCGTACAGAACTCTGGTCTGCCGAACTCAAAGACGTTCTCCAAGAACAACTACAAGGCACTAAGTATGTGCGTATGCTCTCAGGTTTCCCTGATGGCAACCAATTCACCATCCCTTCAGTTGGTGAACTCTCAATGCGTGAGACTTCTGAGAACACTCCTGTTGTATACGATGCAATGGACACTGGTGAATTCACATTCTCCATTGACCGTTATGTTGAATCTGCAACATTCATCACTGACAAAGCCAAGCAAGACAGCTTCTATGCTCAACAGCTAATTGGCATGTTCCCTGCCAAGATGCGTCGTGCATTGGACGAGAACTTGGAAAGCTCAGTGTTCTCATTGGCTAACACCCAAACTCTAAACGACACCAACACCATCAACGGTGCTGACCATCGTTTTATTGCTTCTGGTAACACTAACACCAACTTGTCTTTGGACGACTTTGCTAAGGCTAAGTTTGCTTTAGATAAAGCTCAAGCAGGTGGTACTCGTGTTGCTATTATCGACCCTTCACAAGAATATGTGTTCAACAAGTTGGTTGGCGCACAAGCTTTCACTAACAACCCACAATTCGGTGGTATTGTTAACGGTGGCTTCGTGAACGATGTAACTGGTATGCGCTTCATTAAGAACATCTTCGGTTTCGACGTTTATGTTTCTAACTTCTTGGCTGCTCCTACTGATTCAGCTGTTGACGGTGTATCTACTCCTAGCTCTCCTGTTACTAACTTATTCATGTCTGTTGGTGGCGACTTAACTCCATTCGTGGGTGCTTATCGTCAAATGCCTCGTGTTGAATATGAGCGTAACAAAGACCTACGTCGTGACGAGTACGTTATGAACGCACGTTTTGGTTTGAAGCTCTATCGTCCAGAGTGCTTAGTAAGCGTCATCTCTACTTCTGCAATCTAATCTATAAGGAAATAAAATGACTCGTGCTTCTACTTGGACAAACGCTGACGGTTTAGTTGTGGGCTTCGGCCCTAACACTCCTCAGACTACTGGTGCTGATGCTAAAAACTATGGTGGTATTGGTGGTGCTAAAACTGCCCTAACTAAGTTTGATTGGAAAAACCTAAACGCAGGTGCTGCTGTGAACGTTCCAGTTCCCGCTGGTGCTCGTATCTTAGACGTGCGTTTGGTTGTTGATGTGGGTTTCACCTCAACTGGTTCCAACACAATCACTGTTGGTGACGGTTCTGATGCTGATGGTTACATCACTGCATCTTCTGCCACTACTGCTAACATGGCTACAGCTGGTGCTGTTATCACTGTTGATGGTGCTTACACCATTGCTGATACTGACACTACAGCCCCACAAATTAAGGCTTACTCTGCCGCTGATACCATCGACTTGGCTTCTGCCCAAACCGACTGGACTGCTGGTGCAGCAACCTTGGTTGTAACCTACCTTTAATTAGGTAAAACGGAGGGAGCTAATAGCTCTCTCCTTTTTTTGTTTATGGAGATACAATGTCTACAGTACAGCATTCAGCATTAACCGACCCTAATATTCACGAGCCAAAAGGTATTACTACAGCACAAGATGGTCAGGTGTATGTTGCTGATGGTGCTAACAGTGGCAATTGGGTGTTCCCTGCAGGTCACGCATATGGCGAACTTTATATTTCTGAAGGTGCAACCTCTCAAACATTACCTGCAGCTAGTGGTACAGCTAAGCTTAATCCTTCTGGTGAATGGACAGCTAACGGTAATGCAAACGTTACGTTAAGTGCTACTAATGGTACAATTACTATTTTACAAGCTGGTGAATACAGTTTAAATTTCTGGATTGACTTTACTACAGCTGCTATTGCTTCTGGTGCTAAGTATAACTTCCACTACGCTGTAAATGGTACAGCCTCTACTCGCAAAACACTAGCTGTTAAAATTAGTAACGGCGCTGACACACTACATGCAAGTGCTTCTGGTTTAGCTACATTTGCTGAGAACGATGTAGTTTCAATTTATGTAGGTGGAGATGCAACATCATCTAGTACAGCAATTACACCTTTAGAAGCTGGTTTAAGCTGTGTATTGATTCAACCAGCATAAGGAGACATAATGGCTAAGATGACACTCCTAGAGATGACACAAAGCATTTTAAGTGCTTTGGACAGTGACCCAGTAGATTCTATTGATGAAACAGTAGAATCTGTACAGGTTGCAGATTTAGTTAAAGAAGCATTCTTTGACATTATGAGCCAGCGTGACTGGCCCTTTCTATTTCAGTTAGGCAACCTAACAGGCTTAGGCGACACTAACAACCCAACAAAAATGCTTATTCCAGCTACTTATAATAAGATTAAGTGGATTAAGTATAACAAAAAAGAAATTGAATACATTACTCCTGAGGAATTTAAAAACCTAATTGACAGCAGGGCAACTGAAGCAGGTGTAGTTGACGCTAATGGTTATGTAATAAATGCTGACCCACTATATTGGACTAGTTATGACGATACATATATTACCTTTGATGGTTATCTTAGCACTACAGAATCAACTCTTCAAGGTTCTAAAACAGCTGTATACGGTACAGTAGCTCCTACGTGGACACATGTAGATAGCTTCACTCCCAACATTCCTGAGAAGTTCTTTCCAACATTATTAGCAGAAGCTAAAAGCCAAGCGTTCGTAAACTTGAAGCAACAAAGCAATGCTCGTGAAGAACGTAAGGCACAAAGGGGCCGTGTCATTATGCGTAACGAAGCATGGCGTAATGAGAACGGTGAAATTAAATTTAATAGTAAGGTGAATTATGGACGACGTTAAAGAATCCAACTATGACAAGGTAATGAAGAAAGCCATTGAAAAGAAACAGGCTGCTAAAGAACGTAAAGAAGAACGTGCTGAAGCTGGTATTGTTAATGAGCTAGTAATTGAACCAACTCCTAATGGTTTATTCTCTGTGCGTTATTCATTAGCAGGTCAAGTACCTGCAGAGCTTAAAGGTTGGTTTACACGTAAAGATCGTATCCTAGCTATTGCAGCTCGTCTAGGCCGACCAGTAGCAGATCATGGCTAAAGACAAAGTTTGGAAGACACCTCCTAAAGAGGATGCTATGCAGCGTAAGCAACGTTTAGAAAGACTTGCTGAGGCTGGTGATAAAGCTAAACAACAGCTTGGTTCTAAAGAAACTGAAGATGTTAATAAACATAAGTGGAAAGGTAGCATGTAATGGCTGCACAAGGCGTAGTTAAAGATAGTTTTACATTCGTTGGCGGTTTAAACACCGAAGGCGGATTCTTTATTACGCCAGAGAATAGCTGGAAAGAAGGCGTTAACGTTATTCCATCTACTGATGGAAGTGTTGTACGTCGTAACGGCATTGATTACGAAAGCCTATACTCACTATATGATAGCTCCATTACAGCCTCTGAGAAGGCTTTATGGGCTTTTAACGTTGGTACTTGGAGCACTGTAGGTGGTGTAGGTAATCAAGACTTCTTTGTTGTACAAACAGGCCCTACATTACATTTCTACGATGCTGCTTCTGGTAGCATTAGTGCTACTAAAAAAGACTTCACTGTAGACCTATCTAGCTACACTGCTTCTGGCAATACTGAAACTGCCGGAACAGCTGTGGCTAGTTTCGCTTCTACATATGGTAAACTAATTGTTACGACACAAAACACTGACCCTATTATTATTGAATACGACAGTTCTACAGACACTATCTCTGTAACTGAAATTACTGTTAGTATTCGTGACTTTGAGGGCTTTGCTAGCCCTTATTCTGTAGATACAGAAAAGACACAAACTGAGTGGGGTAGTTTCTACACTAAAGCTTTGTACAACCTATACAATCAAGGTTGGACTGATACTCAAATTGCTACATATAAAACTGCTAACAGTGATAAGCTACCTGCCAACTCTAAACGTTGGACTGATGGTAAAGACAGTAGTGATGTATTTGATGCTGCTCTATTAAACAAACAAGACTTTGGTAGCTCTCCTGCTCCTAAAGGTCGTTACATCCTAGATGCTTTCTATTCCAACCGTAGTGGTATTATTACGTCTACAGCCTATCGTCCTAAGGTGTGTGCCTTCTTCGCTGGTCGTGTATGGTATGCTGGTGTTAAGAGTGCTGCACAACTAGGTACAATTTATTTTAGTCAAGTGTTGACAGAAACTAGCAAGGCTGGTAATTGCTATCAAGTTAATGACCCTACATCTGAAGTGTTTAGTGATTTGCTAGACAATGATGGCGGCACTATTCAGATTCCTGAAGCTGGTGAAATCACTGGCTTACAACCACTAGGTCGTGGTATTATTGTGTTAGCTACTAACGGTGCATGGTTTATTGCTGGCACTAGTAACAGTGGATTCACTGCTGCAGATTACTCAGTGGAACGTATTACCAACGTAGGTTGTACTGCTACTAAGTCAATTGTACAAGTTGAAGACTCTATTGTATATTGGAGTAATAATGGTATTTACACATTATCTCCAGACCAAGGTGGCGGCTTTATTGCACAAAACGCTAGTGACAAGAATATTAAAACCTTCTATCAAGACATTCCTACAGTTAATAAGCTGTATGCTGAGGGTAGCTATAACGTTACTAACAAAATTGTCTACTGGTTGTATTCTTCTTCAGAAGAAACTACTACTGCTAGTGGTCGCTATAACAAAGACACAGTATTGGCATTAGACTTACGTTTAGGTGCTTGGTACTGGTTTAGCTTTGACAACACACTAGGCGTAATTCCTGTTAGCTTAGAAGTTACTAAAGAAACTTCTACAACAGAAATTGACTACGAAATTATTGCTGGCACTGACGATGTGTTAGTTAGTACAGACAGTGTTGTTTCTACGTTACCAGTTATTAACGGTACGTTCCAACAGTTTAAGTTCTTAGTATTGCACCCTGTTACTAGTAACGACTATTCAATTACGTTTGCTGATTTGTTAAACACACGTGATAGTGCAACTAAGTTTGCTGATTGGTATACGTTTGACGATGCTGGTGTAGAACAAGATGCTTATGTGTTGACAGGCTACAACATGGGCAATAACGGCCCTGCACGTAGTAAGACAGGTCAATATTTAACAGTGTTTATGCGTCGTACTGAAACAGAGTTTGACGACAATGCAGAGCCTCTAAACGAATCTAGCTGTCTAATGCAAACCCGTTGGGACTTCACAGATAGCGCATATGCTGGTAAATGGCAAGACCCTGTACAAGTATATAAGCAACGTCGTTTGTTCTTAGCTGATGCTGGCGACCCATTTGATGATGGGTATCCGTTAGTTATTAGCCGTAACAAGCTTCGTGGTCGTGGTAAAGCTGTACAATTTAAATTTGCAAGTGAAGAAGGTAAGGACATGCAAATTGTAGGTTGGACAGGAACTTTTGTAGGAAACACCAATGTTTGATTTTCAGTATGATGTAAATATTCCTAAGTTGTTAGTAGATTGTGATGAGCTGTTGAAGAAACATTGGGAAGAACTTGCTTTAAACAAAGATAAAGTACCTTTAGCAATTGATGAAGCACGTTATAAACAACTACAAGACGTTGGAATTTTAAAAAACATTGTGGTTTATAACAATCAAAATGTTGCTGTAGGTTATAGTGTATTATTAATTCAACCACATTTACATTATAGCACTACAGTTTACGCTGCAGTAGATGTTATCTATATTGACCCAGAGTATAGAAACACAACACTAGGTGCTAGATTACTAGTAGCTGCTGAGAAACAAGCTAAAGAACATGGTGCTAGTATTGTATTACACCACGCAAAACCATATGTACCTATGATTATTAAGCCTCTTGAAAAACTAGGTTATTCATTGTACGAACACATGTACGGAAAGTACGTAGGAGAATAAAATGGCAGTATCTACCGCAGTAGCAGTTTTTACATATGCTACATATGAAAATGTACAAGCACAAAAAGAAGCACAAAGTTTAAACGAACGTGCTGCTGCTACACAACAACAGCAATATAAAGAAGAAGCTAAGAAAGCTGAGATTCAAAACTTGCGTTCTGTACGTGAACAAATTCGTGCCTCTCGCATTGCACAAAGCTCTATGGTTAACCAAGCTGCGTTAAGTGGTGGTACAGGTGGTAGTGCTGTAGCTGGTGGTGTTGCTAGTGCAGGTAGCCAGTTGTCTGGTAACTTAAACTATATGGGTCAAATTGCTGAGCAAAACACTAAGATTGGTAGCTTAGCTGCTGAAGCTGCAGGTTATCAAGCAGCTGCTGCTAGTGCTTCTGCTGATGCTGCTATCTGGGGCACTATTGGTCAAGCAGCTGTTTCTGGCTACAAACTTTCAAAATAAGGCTAATTAATGACAGACCTTTACAAAGAAGAGCCTACACAACAAGAGCCTTTATACACAGAAAAGGATATGCAACCTGTAGTTAGTGCAGATGTTGGTAACTATCCTATTGTGAAAAGTGTTGTTGTAGCTGCTACAGGTAATCCAGAACAACCAGACGAAGTTAATTTTGATAAGTTTGTTGATGATGTGTGGCGTACCACTGTTCCTGCTCGTAACGACATTGATCGTTCTGTTGCTGTAAATGCTGCGTCTACTGGTAATGTGTCTGTACTACAAGAAGCATTGAGCACTATTGGTGCTCGTAATGCTTTATATGGTGCACAAAGTGTTAACAATGCTAACGTTGTACGTACAAAACTTAAAGAACTATCTGAGCAAGCTGTAGAGAACGTTGCAGTAAAAAATCCTGCTGTATTATTTAATAACACTGCTGATGAAATTAGTAGTGCCACTGATCGCATTTCTGGTCGCATCACTGCTCAAGCTGTATTAGAAAAAGCCATTGTAGAAGGTAAAGCTATTAGTAATATTGCTACAGGCTTTGGCTATGAGTTTACACCTATGGCTGCTGAACAAGGTGCAGCAATTGACCGTGTAGCCATTAAGTATGGTGTACCTGCAGATAGCATTAGCCGTACAGAAGGCCGTAGCCTCACTAAAACCTACCTACAAGCGAAGTTTAAGAGTTTACCAGAGGAGGAGAAGGGTGAGTGGCTTGAGGGCCTCTATGGTGATTTAAAAGGTAGTTTGCTAATCTCTGATTGGCAAGCTGCTTTACTCATTCAAGAAGTTGCTACTGATGAACAACAAACATGGGGTGGTTTCTCTGATTGGGCAGATCGCTTAGGTGTTGTAGGTACAGCTTTGTCCGGTGTAGCTGCTACATTTAAAGCAGGTAAGTTGTTACGTGGTGCTAATGAGCTAGTAGATGTGGAGCGTACATTAGCTGCTGCAGGTGGTAAGAACGCCATTGTAGCTGCTGAAGGAGCTAAAATTGTATCTCAAGCTGCAGCTAAACAGCGTATGGCTGCTGCAGGTGTTATTGCTGGTGAAGTGACTGGTATTAGCACAGCTATTGACTTAGGTAAACTTGTCAGCATGAATGCTGCTAAAGTATTGCCGGATGCCATTACTACAGCTGCTGATGACTTACAAAAGATTATTCGTGAACCAGTAGAACGCCTCATTGGTGAGTTACAAGATGTTGTAGCTGCCAAGGGCATTCGTTCGTCTGAAGCTGCTGCAGAACTAGAAGAACTCAATCGCATCTATTCTAAAGCTAACAACCCATTAGTACATTCTGTAGACCCATTCCAACTAACAGCTGATGGTACTACTATCTTAGGTAAGGTTTTATATAAGCCTGAGAATGCGTCTGCATATCTAACTAAAGAAGCTGCAGAAGCAGCTATTAGTGCTTTAGACCCAACAGGTAAGGCTGGCTTAAAGGTTGTACCTGATACAACTAACACAGGTTATTTAGTTGAAGAATCTGTTAAGAAAGACTTACAATTACGTAAGGCTGCTGTAGAAGCACAAATTTTAGAAGCTCTTGCTGCCACTAAAGCTAAGAAAGCTGCTAAGGGTAGTAAAGCTGCTCCAGTAGATGCTGTTAAAGTTGTAGAGCCTCCTAAGTCTCTTGTTACTAGTAAGCCTCGTTATAAGACAGATGAACTTGTCTTTGACAACAATATTGACAAAGCTGCTTACCAAGTAAGTAGCAAATCAGCTGCGTCTAAATCAGATACGGAAGTAACTAAGTGGCTTAAAGAAACTACAGGTTGGGATGATGCACAGATTGCTAGCCATGCTGCAACAGTACGTGACTACATTAAAAATGAAAAGCGCATTCCTCGTAATGAAGGTGGTGCGTTAGTTATCACATCTCGTGTGCCTGACAGCTTACCAATTGCACAAACTAGTGCAGCTACTCGTGAATTCCGTGAGAAGTATTTAGCAGATACTACAGGACTAACTGTAGTTGGTAACCTACACATGTCTCCTAGCATTATGCAGACAGATGTAGCTACCTTTGTGTCTAAGCTAGGTACTTCTTTAGGCATGGGTGATCGTCGAGTTATTGTGTTAGAACTTGATGACTTACGTAATACTAGTAACCCCTTACACCGTAGTGTGTATGAAGACATGATTAAAAACCATGTTAATGCTGGTGCTACTCATTACGACTACGGTACTGCTTCAGTTATTGTGATGAAGCGTAAGTATGGTACAGGTATGTCACGCCGTGTGTATATGGAAACATTTGCACACGAATACGCACATGCGTTTGAATCTCAATGGGGTACTAAATACTTTGGTATTATGAACTCTAGCTTCAATAAGTGGCTACGTTCTAAAGGCATTAAATATAAAGGCGAAGGTATCAACAAAGTTGTTACTGACCGCTTCTCATTAGAAGCTTTAATTGAATATCGTGCAATTACTCAAGCAGAACAACTTACTGATTGGGTAAACAACTACGCTAATGGCGACATGGCAGAATATCTAATGTTAGAATCTGCTATTCATGGTTGGTCATCTAAGTATTCAGAATTCTTTGCTGAGAACTTTGCTAAATGGGCCTTTACTGATGAAGTAGCTACTGACGTACTAGGACAGTATTTCAGTGGTTTAGTACGTGGCTTTAAGCAAATTGCAGCTGCTGTAACAGAGATGATGCAGGATGCTGGCCTTATCGTTAAAGATGTAGGTGCTGCAGATAAGAACATTGCAGCTATGTTGCGTAGCCATATTAAATATATTGCAGACCAAAACAAATCAATTGAGGCAACACAAGTAGGTTTGGCTAGTGAGTCTAAATCTATGAAGCCTTCTGTCAAGTCATTGCAGAAAGAACTAGCTGCTATTGATGGTGAGTTACGCGCAATTGATGATGCTGAGACTGGTTTGAAAACTGGTTGGTTGGTTGAGAAACCAATTGAAAAGAAACTAGACTACTCAATCATCGGTAAGTATACAGAAGATGACATTAATAGCACAGCCCGATTTGCCTTAGGTGATTGGGCCTTGTCTACGTCTAGTGAATTGTATGCACAACGTGTAGTAGGTATTAACCAACAAAGTCGATATGTAAAACTATTGACCAACTTTGTACGTCCTTCTGTAGAGAAGCTTAACAAAGCTGAGATGGTTGCTCTCAATGACATACTAGTATTGGGAGATAAGGAAGGTAAAGTATTCCACCCACATGAACTAGCTGGTGCTGGTTTAACACCTCGTACACGTGAAGCCTATTACAAGGTTAGAGCACTACGTGACATTATGCACCAGATGCGTAATGATGTTGCTGCTAAGAGCTTAATTCGTCGTGGCTTTGTACAGCTTAACACTGGTATGAAGTTTGACGATGGTAGCGGTACGTTCTTTGGTAAGGAAACAACTCCTGAGAATGGTCGTTTTGTTTATGTTGTAGATGACGGCACTGTGTCACGTATGAGTGATACATTCCGTGATGAAGCCTCTAATCGTGGCTTGGTATATTATGAAGCTGTAGAGCCTATCTTAATTGACGGTAAATATCGTAAGGTGTTTGCTTTCAGCGATAAGAGTTTTAGCACTTCTAAAATTGAGGAAGTAATTCCATATCGTGCTGGTGAATATCGCCGCTTATATAGCGATGAATACTTCGTTAAAATTACTTCTGATTTTGATGTAGATGGTGAGATTAAAGCCGTTACTAATACTCATCGTACAGCTGCAACTGTAGGTGAGGCTAATGCTTATGTAAAAGCTTTTAATGAGGGTGCAGCACTACATCGTGCAGGTAAGCTTACATTAGCTGAAGCTGCTCGTTTAATGCAGCCTTATGGTTGGGAACCTTCTGAGTTTAAAGCAGCATTAGATGCTAACAAGTATGGTGATAATTTTAAACTAGAAGTTAAGTACAACCGTACTGATGACGACTATGTAAACGAAACTATTGGCTTATCCACTAACTTCTCTAGCAAGCGTGGAGATAAAATTCCGTCTGTACACGGCGGCGATACAGTTAACACACTTAGCCCATTAGATTCTATTGCTAGTGAGATTAGTAACACTGCTTATGTAGCTTCTGCTACTGAGTGGCGTGAAAGCCACATTGTACGTTGGTTCAACACATTCTCAGAAGACCTACCAGTTAATGTGCGTAGCATGTCTCCTGAAGAAGCTTTCCGTTACATGTTGAACAACAAGGGCCACTATGTAGGTCAAAACAAGCGTTTACAAACTGCTGAGAAAGTACAAGACTACATCATTGCACAGATGAATATTCCAACTAAAGAAGAGAAGGAATATTTAGGCTTTATGCGTTTGATTAGTGAATCTATCGAAGGACTTGCTGGTACAAACAAAGGTGTTGCTAAGTTTGGTATGGCATTACGTGCTACTAAAGACTATCCAGTTTGGGCACGTACTATTGCTTTCCATAGCTTCTTTGCATTCAACCCAGTGCAGTTCTTTATGCAAGGCATGAACGCATTCAACGCTGTTGCTATTAGTCCTTTACATGGTTTGAAGAGTGCTAAGTCATCTAGCATGTATGCAATGGCTTTAATGTCAGATCAAGAATCTATCTGGCGTACATTTGCTAAGACAAACAAACTTACCAACCTAGGTTTAGGTATGGATGAGGATGAGTTTGTTGAAGTGGTTAGAGCTATCCGTCGTACAGGTTTGTTAGATGGCATCAACTCCACTAGTATGTACGGTGCTGAGACAGGTAAGTATGGCTTGTTTAATGGTGTTACACGCCGTATTGGTAGTGTAGCTGCTAGCCCATTCAATGCTGGTGAAGCTTATTCACGCTTAGTTAGTTTTGACATTGCTCGTCGTGAGTTTATGGAAACTAACAAAGGTATGGCTTGGTGGACAGATGATGCGTTAGCTAAAATCTTGGAACGTCAAGATGACCTAACACAGAACATGACACAAGCTAACGTTGCTAACTGGCAAACAGGTTGGAAGTCTATTCCTGCTCAATTCGTTCAATATCAAGTTAAGCTTATGATGAACGTTGTACAGAGCTTGATGGGCAACCCACGTGCTTTCACACAGAAAGAAGCCCTACAGTTACTAATAACACACACTGTTGTTATGGGTACTGCTGGTGCATTCTTATGGCCTTTCCGTGATGCTGTTACTAATATGCTCCCAGAAGACCTGACAGAGACACAACGTTTGACAATTCAACAGGGTGTTGTAGCAGGTATGATTGCAGCTATGACTGATGGTGAAGCTAAGCTTGCTATTGGTAGTCGCTTTAACACATTCAAATATTATGAAGATGTGATTAAAGGATTGCTAGACCCACAAAAGAGTTTTATGGAAGTAGCAGCTGGCCCTTCTGGTTTCGCTGGCTTACGTATCTTAGGTGGTGTTGGTGAGGGTATTGGCATTATGGTTAAAGCCCCACTAAGCATGGCTACTGTACAAGCTGCTCTAACAGAGATTGGACGTAGTTCATTCTCAGCATTGAACAACGTACAAAAAGCTCGTATTGCTATGGCAAACTATAACCAAGTACAAAGTGGTGCTGGTAGAGCAATGTACCGCGTTACAGATACTGAAGCATGGCTGATGGGGTTTGGTATTACTCCTGCTGCTCAAGAAGACTTAACCATTATGATGGAAAGTAGTAAGGCACACAAGAAAGACATTGCAGATAGTGCTAAACTTGTTAGTAAACACGCAATGTTAGCTTTGACAGCTTTACGCAACAACGACACAGAATCACATAAAACCCATGCTGCTGTAGTGCAAGCCATCTTACATAGTTATTCAGGTTCAGACCTACAACAACTATATCAAGAAGCTTATAAAGTAGAAGCGTATACACAGTATGAAAAACTATTAATTGACCAAGCTATGAAAGATTGGGAAGTTAAAGATATCACAGTTAAAGGACAATAAATGGCTAAATATCGTGAAAACATTACTAGTAATGCAGAACCAGTAACTGCTAGTACAGCTAGCTTACAGGCATCGGCTGAATCAAGTGCTCGTGCATCACGTGCTAGTGCTGAAGCGTCTACAACTATGATTAAGAGCTTACAACAAGCAGCTGAGCTGTATGTTGACTACGACGTAAATCAAACAGTTAAACAAGCTGAAGAACTTGGTACGGAGTTTTTAAAGAAAGGTAAAGCACAGGAAAGTTTAGCTAAAGTAGAAGCTGATCGTGCTGCTGTGGAAAAGAAAACAGCAATGTCTATTTTCCAAGATGAAGGACAAACACCTTCGTTGTCAGACAATACAGCTGAATTGTTAGCTGGCTATGATAGTGAAATTTCACGTCTAAAAGAAGCTGCTCAAGGCGGTATGTCTAACAAGCAATACGTTGCTCGTGTAGACGACTTAACACGTCAAGCCATTGCTAAATATCCCGGATTAGCAGATAAGATTCGTGAGCGTGTAGGTGTTGTTACAGGTTTGCCATATGCAGATCGTTGGGCACAAATGCAATATGTTCAAGATCGTTTCAGTGCAGAGAAACAAGCTAAGCAAACTTCTCCTGAAGAACTAGCTTTAAAAGATATTGATATGGTTGCTCCACTAGGTACTTTCGGTACTCGTGAAGAACTATATAACTTGTATAAGACAGACAGAGCTGGTTACGACCAACGTATGCGTGGTGCTAAAGAACACTTTGCGTCTAAAACACAAACTGGTGCTATTCAAACTAACGTAGCTGGTTTACGTGAACAAAGTGATTTACAAGCTGACCAACAACGTGCTAGCTTTGCAGCTATCTTTGCTGGTAGCTTAGGTTCTACTGTTACATCTCAACTTGTACAAGACAAAGAAAAAGTATTCCAAACTACTTTAGATTTGATGGCTAAAGGTGAAGATGTGTCTGTAAACCCTACAGCATTCAAAGTACAAATTGACATGCACGCTGCTCAAATGCGTAGCAACATTGAAGCATCTCGTCGTGCTGCTTACGCATCTATTGACACTTACCGTGCTAACAACCCTAACATTTCTGATGGTAAGGTTAAAGAGTTGTATGCTGATGTTGATCGTGCAGCTGACGTAATGACTAAACAATATGCTGATGATAAGGGTATTGGTTTAGTTGCTATGGCTGCAATTAATAGCGCCTATCGTGATAAGCGTCTAACTGAGAAAACACAACTTGTTGACTTAGCTATTAAACAACAATCTGCTATGCAGAACAACCCAATGGTTATGGCATATTGGGCAGGTGGTGAATCTCGTGAGAACTTAAAGCGCACTAACAAAGACTTCTATGCGTTTATGGAAAACCAAGAACGTCAGCTTACTAGTAGCGTTATTGGTGTACGTAATGACATTCAAGCTGCTACACAATTGTCTAATGTTACACGTGTATTAAATGCTGCTGGTAAGGCTCCTGATGCTATTAAACCAGATGAAGAAATGGATGCACCTACACAACGTGCAGCATATGAAGCTCTAATGGCTTCTGCTACATCTGTACTAACTAAAGCACAGAAGACAGGTACACTACAAGGTACAGAAACTAACACCATTGGTGCTGCTATGGCAACTGCTGTAGAAGTTGGTAGTAGCTCTCAACTGTTAGCTCGTGACTATCAATCTATTGGTAAGAAGATTGCTAACTTAAATGAAGCTGACCAAGGTGTTATTAAAACTGTAGTTAGCAACAGTGTGGCAACTTCAGTGACTAGTGTAACAGCTATCAAAAACTATATTGAAGAGAAATACGGTGTTAAGTTTACATTAAACATTGACCCTACAGGCGTTGTTACAGTTAAGCGTATGACACCTGCTGCTGGACAAATGCCTAACGACCCTGAGATTGCTAAATACAACAGAGCTGCTGCTGAATTCATTGGTCAAACTAAGCCTATGTTGTCTAACATGGTTTATGCTCGTTCAATGCTAACTGGTGAACCTGCTCAAGCAGTAGGTGCAGATTTAGCAAAATATATGCAGGAATCAAAACCTTATGATGGCTTCTATAAACCGACGACTGTTGAACCTGCTGGCACTGGTGCTACTAGTAACGCTACTCAATGGTGGAAACAATAATATGGCTGATTGGAAAGAACTGGCTAACAAGCCTGATGAATGGAAATCTGTCAAATATGACGACCCACGTTTAGATGCGTTCGCTACAGAAGTAGAGAAGCGTTATGAGCTACCACAAGGTATGGTAGTTGCATTGAAGAATGCTGGTGAACGTAGCAACACTGGTCAAGTTAGTGGTGCTGGAGCACAAGGAGTTATGCAATTTACTCCTGCTACTCGTAAGCTACAAGGTGGTGCATTTGACCACGATGTAAACGACCCATTTGCATCTATTGATGCAGCTGGTAGGTTTATGAAGCAGCTATTAACAGAGAACAAAGGCAACCCCATTGCAGCTATTGCTAATTACAATGGAGGCCCTGCTGCTGGTAAAGCTGTTAGAGCTGGTAAAGAACCACCTGCTAAAGAAACCAAAGAGTATGTAAATAGAATTAAATCTTATTTAGATACTAAATACGCTAGTAAATAAAAAAGGGGCTTAGTGCCCCTTTTCTTATGCCTTAATAATATCAAAGCCCATGATACGCATCTCACTTACTGTCAGATGTACACCGGATGGTAGCTCTGCCTGTTTCCGTAAGTACTTGCGTAGGGCACTGCGAACTTGGTTGTAGCTGAGATACAAGCCCTTTAAAGACTTTGGCAGACTGCCCTTCACTCGCTTGATTTTGTACATTTAGTTTCCTTTCTTGTTGAGCAATTAAATATTCAATGTTGTGACGACACTTGTATAGGTCTTCTAGTGGCTTACCTTTGTCCTTATAACGCAATAGGTATTTCAAAGCACTAGCTTCCCAACCATTCATGTCATACGCATCCCACACTTCCCAAGGCTGAATCTTACGTTCTTTGTAATGATTGCCGCCATATTGTGTACTCATTACATCTTCGTAT